CGAAGCCATGCGTGCATTTAACTCATCGGTGGCTGAATTCAAACAGACAGGCAGTGTTGAATCGCTGAAACAATTTTTGAATGTGCAAGGCGATGTGAATCGTCTCACTGCAGATTCGGCAAAAGTGTCTCACACCGCTGCCGGTGCATGGCGCAGTTTATCTACAGCCGGTAAACAGTTTGCAGATAACAATTTGTCCAAGCCATTACAAGAACTGGCGGACTGGGTAGGCAAACTTGACCCCACACAAGTGCAAGAATTTTTTGAAAACGCTAAAACAGCGGCGCTAGGTTTTTTGGCGGTATGGGCAACCGTCAAAGCGGCAAAAATTGGCGGCGGCATTGTGCGCGGCGCGGGCGGTTTAATCGGTTCGGTTACAGGTGGCGCAAAAGGTGGATTAGGTGGTGCCGCAGGCGCAGCCGGTACAACACCCGTGTATGTGGTGAATATGCCTGCTGGTGGTATGGGTGGGGATTTAGCTGATGCGGCCAGTGGTGGCGCGGGCGGCAAAAAAGCAGGCAAGTTAGGAAAACTCCGCAGTGGTGCCGGTGTAGTGGGCGCGTTAGTCACAGCCGGTACGGTTGGCTATCAAGTTGGCAGTTATGCGTATGAAAACTATATGCAAGGCAATAAAGCGGGTGACTTTGTTGGTGAGCAGGTAGCGCGACTGGCTGCGTTAATGGGCAATAAAGAAGCCAAGGAATCCATTGAGCGCAGCAAGAAAGCAGAAGCGGCATTGGAAGTGATGTTGAAATTACCCGAAGGCGTGACGGCGCAAGTCAATACCGCAAAAACTACGCCTGGAACAACGGTTGATCTCGGCAACACCACTGGAGTGCATTCCTAATGCGCTGGTTGGATCAATTACAGCAAGCGCGTTTTCGCGGCGTACCGTTTTGGGTAGACAGTGCTACGGATTATGTTGGCCGCGAAAAAGTGGTGCGCGAATACCCGTTTCAAGATTGGCCAACCGTGCAAGACATGGGTGGCGTATCCAAGCCCACCAGTTTCCCTGCTTATGTGCATGGCGATGATGTGTTTGAACAGCGCGATGCACTGGTGCGCGCGTTTAACAAACCGGGTGCAGGCGATTTAATTCATCCGTGGCTTGGTTTGCTACGCGTGCAAATTATTGGCCCCGTTGCCATGCGCCACAGCACCGCCGAAGGCGGTGTGGTGCGCTTTGATATTGAATTTGTGCGCGTGCCGGTGGTGGAGCAACGCTACCCAAAAGCCGTACAAAACACGGCGCGCAAAGTGAAACAAACCGTGTTGCAAGCGCGTTTAAAAGCCATTGAAGATTTCGCCAAAAAATACAGCGTAGACAATTTAGTCGGTTGGGCAAACGAAAACGGTTTGGCGGCTGTGCAGCAAGCCGTGAGTGATATTCGCGGCACACTGGATACCTTAATCAGCGTGCCTGCCGGTTATCTCGCGGCGGTAGACACGCAGTTTCGCGTGTTTGGCAATATGCTCGGTGATTTATCGCCGATCAACTTGGGTGGTGGATTGATGGGGCTGATTTCTAGCCTGTCTGATTTTTCCTTGTCATCGGGCAGCAATGCAGGTGGTGGTGCCACGGTTGATCGCACGCTGCTTAACAGCACCTTGCAGCGCCATCAAACGCTGTTTAATTGGTCTGCCAACTACGAGCCAAGCCCGTTTCAAACGCCCACGCGCGTGCAAGAAGCCGCCAATTTTTCGGCCATTGAAACACTGGTGCAAACCGGCGCGGTATTGAGCGCAGCGGAATTAATCAGCACCACGGATTTTCCTGAAAGCTGGAATTATGTAGAAGCGATGCAGTGGCGCGCCACCTTGAACAATGCGTTTCAGCAATTGCTGAACGTGGTGGACAGCAGCGTGTACCAAGACATGCTGGAAGCCATGACAGCGGTGAGTGAAGACATAGTGACGCGCTCGCGCCATTTAGGGCGCGTAAGCACCTTGCAACTGCCACATGCTACGCAATCCGCTTTGTTGGTGTCTTACCGTCACTACGGCGTGTTGGATTACGCCGATGAAATCGTGAGCAACAACCACATTCAGCACCCGCTGTTTATTCCAGCGGGCAGCGTGTTGAAGGTGATTAGCCATGAGGCGTGATGCAGTGCAAAGCGATTTGGTGTTGCTGGTGGGCAACGAAGAATACGGCGGTTGGTATGACCAAAGTTTCTCGCGCTCGATGGAAGATTTGTGCGGAAAGTTTTCACTGAGCGTGTATCACGACAGCCGCGCGGATGCGCAGTTGTGGAAAAAAATTGTGCAGGGTGACAAATGCGAAGTGTTGCTGGCTGGTCAAACCATGATGACGGGCTGGGTAGACGGTTCTAACCCGTTTTACTCGCGCACCGACATTGGCAGAAAAATTGAAGGCCGCGATTTGGCAGCCGATGTGGTGGATTCGTCCGCGCGTTTTGGTAGCGGCGAATGGAGCAATGTGACATTTGACCAGATTGCACGCGATGTGTGCGCGGCACGCGGCGTAGAAGTGATCGTGATGCCGGGTGTGGATGTGGGCGCACCGTTTGAAACCTTCCGCATTGAAACCGGCGAGAAAACCGGCGAAGTGTTGTCACGCGGTGCGGCGTATCGCGGTTTGATTGTGTATTCCACTGTCGATGGCAAATTGATGATTGCGCGCGTGAACACGGCGCGCGCCACCGCCATCATTCGCGGCGGCGATAAAAACATCATCAGCGCAGAGCGTTCTGGTGGCGAACAAGAATTGTTCCATCGCTACTATGTGGAAGGGCAAGATGACCCGAATGCACTCGGCACTGAAGCCACTTCACAGCGCGGCGGTGCGATTGATGCGCGTGTGCGCATCACGCGTGAATTGATTATTCCAGCCGATACCGGCAGCGGCAAAAAGTCTTACAAAAAACGCGCAGACAGTTGCGTGAAGCAACGCCGTGCGCGCGCCGCGCAGTACACCTACACCCTCGATGGTTGGCTGCAAGCGAACGGCAAGCCGTGGGAGGTAAACCAGCGCATTGATGTGGACGATGCGCAAATGGATTTGGACATGGCCGAGCTGGTGATTGCGGCGCTGGATTACAAAGTGGATCGCAAACAAGGAAAGATCGTCACGCTCACGCTGAAATCGCCGGATGCGTTTGACGATGCGCCGGTGCCAGAGCCGGAGGACGACTGATGAACGTCATCGGCAAAATGAAAAACATGCTGAGTGATGCGATACGCCTCGGCAAAATTACTGCCGTTGATAACAGTACTGGTTTGCAAAACGTGACGGTCGATGTGCGCGTGGGTGTAATTGATACCAAAGTGGCGCGCGTGCAGAACTACGGTTTTTCTTCATCACCTGCGGCGGGGGACGCGCTGATGGGTGTGGAAGTGACGGTGAATGGCAACCGTTTTGTGGTGGCGATTGATGACATGGGCAGCCGCCCCAAAGCGGGTGAAGCCGGTGATGTGTGGATGTACCACCGTGAAGGCCACATGATTCACATGACGAAAGAAAAAATTATCAATGTCACTGCGGAAACTTTGAATGCGGATGTGACGCAAACCAACTGGAACGGCGACATCAATCACAACGGCAATTTAACGCACACAGGTGACACCACGCACAACGGTGATACCACGCAAACGGGTGACACCACGCAGACCGGAAAAATTACGGCCACGGATGATGTAGTGGCAGCCAATGTTTCGCTAAAAAATCACCCGCAATACGCACCCGACAACACCACGCCGATGACCGGCAAACCGATACCGACACCATGAGCCATAAAACTGTAGATGTTGCGTACAAACCGTGGCGCTTTGATTTAGTGAGTGAAGCCACGGGCGTGGGTGCGGATTACGCACACCACGAACAAATTGCATTGCACCTGCCGTACAGCAGCGATGTGGAAAATATCCGCACCGTGTCACTGCAACACGATGACGGCTTAAAAACACAAATCATCAATTCTTTATTTCTGGATCGGCGCGCTGAGCCGGATGACCCAGGCTACAGCGAACTGCAACACGATTTGCGCGGTTGGTTGGCAGACGGTTTTTTTGTGGAAGGTGACCGCTGGGGCAGCAAATTGTGGCTGTTGCCCTACATCGGCGTGATGAGCGGCGCGCCCGATGATGAATTACTCAAATGGGCAAAAGCGTGGACAGAACAAGCCCTGCAATGGCTGATTGCCGATGGCGTGGCATCACGCATTGATGTGACCACATGGTATCCAAAACCGGAACGCATTCGCATTCATGTGGCGCTGTTTCAAAACGACAACTTGATCTACAACGGCCAATGGGAGGCGTTCCGCGATGACGTTGCAAATTCCAACACTTAAGCAATGTGTAAACAATGTTTTATACACCCTGCAAACCGCATTCAAACCGAATGACGATGCCACCGCGCAACAAACGCCCACAGCTGCCAAATTGCGCCGCGACAACGATTACATTCAAGGTTTTGCGTTTGGTTCAGCGATTTACGGCGTGTGGCAATACATCCGCGATTACATTGCGCTGCAAAGCTGCCCACTCACCGCTACCGGTATTTTTTTGGTGTGGTGGGGCATGGTGTATGCCGTGTACCAAAAACTCGCCACAGCGGCGTTTGGCACGGTAACAATCACCGCGTTGCACGGCACGGTAATTCCAGTCAACACAGTATTGCGCCGTGGTTCAGACGGCTGGGAATACAAAACCGATGCAGAAATCACCGTGGAATCCGTGGGCGGCGCTGGCACTAACGGCACGGCCACGCTGAATGTCACCTCATCGAAGGCGGGCAGTGATGGCAATGCGGGTGCAGGCATTGTGTTGTCTTTGAGCGTGCCGATTGCCGGTGTGGTTTCAACAATGGTGGCAAGCATTGATCGCGGCACCGAGGATGAACTGGAAGAAGATTTTCGTTCACGCATTTTGTTTCGCATTCAAAACCCGCCGCACGGTGGTGCGCCGAGTGATTACGAAATGTGGGCACTGGAAGTGGCCGGTGTATCCAAAGCGTG